AGAGAATCTAAGCAGACCATTTCTGAACGCATACACAATTCTCTGCACCCGTTTACTGTCAGACAGTGACTTGATAAGTAGTAAGTTGGTCTCATGGTCATCCTTATTGAGACAGTACAGAGAGTATGAGGACGGGTCATATTGCCTATTTACAAAGATAAGACCCACGGTGTAGTCCACCCAGAACCCGTACATAATACCATTGTATTTCATGCCAAGCATAAATTCTGACTTACTGGTCTTTTCCTCAATGAATGTGTCTGTATCAAGCAACCACTTGTTTTCAATCGCATAGTCACTGTACCTTGTACCCTGCACCAACTGACCGAACCGGGAACGTTGTTTCATTGCGATAAAGTCGGAGTCTGTGAACAACTCAACACACACTTGTCCTTGCACTGTGAACCGCTTGGATGTGTCCGGCTTTATGTTCCAGAACAAGAAATAAGGGTTTACAACCGTGATACTGTTTGCAAGCAGAACCGCACGCACATTGTCACGGGTACGGGCAACCGTTTCATATAAATCAAGGAATACTTCCACTTCCGCTTTGAGGTAGGTAATGCGCCCCTTGTCAATGATGAACTCATCAAAAATGATTTTATTCACATGAGGGTAGTTGTTGGATTTCAACTGTCTGGATGTGGACAGGGCTATAAAATAGAAAGCCACTTCACCATTTACCAACCCCAAGTTGCCCTCAATGGTCAATTCATCATCCGGGTAGAAGTCCCGGACAGCATCAAAAAACTTGCCATTCAAGAGCATTTCATCAATTTCCGTCTGGTATCGTCTGACCCATACTGTCTGATGCTTGGTCTTTTTGTAGTCATCAATGCCCCACCGGGTAAAGTGGAACGTCTTACCACCTCCGCGGTTTGACAAAACCATGTTCATAATTTTGTTGTGTGATAAAAGTTGTTGCTTGTCGTACCACATTTACATCACCTCTTTGTTGCTATGTATTTCATCATAAGGGAAAGACCTTTTTTCTTGGTCTCTGGTAGTGGTGTGGGTTCCCAGTTGGGGTCAAGGTCTTTCAAGTAGTCGTACCAGTACCGGGCATTTGTGCGCCTTTCTTCCTCTGCTGAAACCCCTGCACGTTCATAGTTATACAAGAAAGCACTTGCCAGATATTCCGGGGACTCTGTACTCTCTGAAAATTCCTTGAATGAAAGGGGATAACTGCTAGTTTCATAGTACTGCCCACCGTCCACCATTTCATAGTGGATTTTCATACACTGGACTTGGATGTGGGAATAGTCCCACCCTCTTTCTTCTGCCCAGTCTATCAACTTGGTTGCAGGTGTCCACTGTACAAGTCCGTATCCACCCTCTAAGTTCCCCTCTTTCAGACTTTGCCAGATGCCGGGGTTGATAGTAGACTCCCTCTGCATATTGCCAAGCATCCCAGCAATGCTGTTCAGTGTCCAACCCAATCCATAAAACTGTTTGTATATGAACTTTGCATTTTCCTGCATTTCTGACAGACTCAAATATCTGTTGCCACTTGTGATGTCATCCTCTGTGATGTCCTCCCACTCTGCCATGTATCGCAAGACTCTTGTCCAAGGTTTGTTGTAGTAGTTTCTGACATCAATCTCATGTCCTGTCTGGTCTCCGGGAGTCTTTGCATAGATGCCCCCGGTCTCTGATATATGTGCACCCACAAGCTGTGTACTACTGCACATCATTTCCACATGACCCTTGACCCAAACCACATCCCCAGCTTTCAGTCCTGCCCCGGTTGCCCGGTTTACTTGATTGGTCACGTCCTCAAAACCATTTGCAAGGAACACCTTGATCATGTTCCCGGTGTAGGATGCCCCAGCTGTTTTCACCGGGACACCTGCCTCCTGCCATGCTTGAATGATAAGAGAGGAACAGTCATAGTCTGGACCCCACCGGGATGACTGGTCATATCCGTGGGATGCGTTGTTTGCGATTGCTACCGCCCATGCTACTGCTGTTGCTATCTTTCCCATTCTCACACCTCTTTCAAATACTTGGATGAACAAAAGCCCAATTTACCGTTGTATTCTACCAATTTCCACTCTACGGAACCACCACAAAAGCTGTAACCGTACCAGTTGACTGTTGTCCCTTTGGGGATGGTTTGGATGACTGTGTGGTCTGTTCCTGCCCCTTTTCTCTGGTTCAGAGAAGTGGTTGTTTTCAGTTTCACCATGTTTACCCCTCCCCGTTCAGTTTAGTAAAATAGCACTTTAGTTTGTCCGGCATGATTTCCGGGTTAATGGTGCATATATTTTCTATGATGCTACCTATCTCCATGAGGATGATATAACCACACACCGGGACTGCAATAGGGATAGTCACACCCAAGTCAATAAGGGTCTGGGCATAGTCAACCAACACCCCAAAGACTACACAAAGGGCAGAACCACTCTTGTGGAAAAGACCCTCTCTCATTATGGAACTGGTGTAGTTCTTTTCCTTGAACGCTTTCACCAGTCCAGTTGCCATGTCAAGCACTACAAAGAGTGCAGTAATCAAATAAACCATGTCACACCTCCTATAAAACAGTTAAACTTGTATATTCATTTTCATATACTCTTGTGGGTTCTGTGTTGTTGTCATACTTACAGTTGAAAGACTGCAAGTTATAACGGTTTACGGATATACCAACATTGTTGTCATAAGCAACACACCCGGTGTGATATATTTTTCTACCAAGTGCAGTGGGTTCCACATCATCACTTTCACAATAGAAACCAAACCCATTGTTGTGACAGATAGCATTGTGGATGTGAACCACAGAACCATGCGCCGGGGCTATACCTCCCTTTGTGTTATGATGCCAGATACCACCATAAATCACACCAGTGGAACCGTTGTGGTGGGATATACCGTCATCATAACAGTGGTGTCCAGAACAGTCGTAGTATTCTGTGTGACCATTGGAACTACCACCAATACCGAACCCGTCTGCACACACCTTGAAAGACTCACAAGAATGGAAAGAACCATTTACACCGTCAATCTTAAAACCTCCACTATATGCTGTATGGTCAACTATGCAGTTACGAACTTCACAATCACTTATTTGTCTAAGTACTGCATATTCTGGGGGATATTTAATTTCAATATTCTCCATGTAGAATTGATTTACAGTGTGCACAGTTAACAAGTTACCCTCTTCAATATTCAACCGTCTGTATTCCACATTCTCAATAGATGTGTCGTAAGGGTGAATTGTAACAGTTCCGGTTGTGTGGTTGTAGTAGAATGTACCCACGGTTGCTTCACACTCTTCCAGAGTAAGAACAGGAACAAGTTTTCTGTCATTGCCCGGATTGTCTGCGTCACACTCCCATAGAATACAGTTGTACGTTTTGGAGCGTTTACCAGTTCGCACGGGTTCCAGTTCCTTACTCACAAAAACCTTATACCAGTTGCTTGTTTCATCCGCTGTAAATGATGCTGTGCAAGTTTCTAAGTCACCCCGCACAATATCCAAAAGAATAGAATTATCAATAACAACATTCTTTTTATGTTTTCTTTGTCTGACAGCACCGTCACGAACTATAAAACGCACCTTGTCTTTATTTTCCACAAGTATTAACTGTGCAGGATATTCCCCACCCTCAAACACAATCGTGTTATATCCCGCATCAATAGCACTTTGGATGTCTGCACCCGGTTTTAGATAACGGATTTTTTCCTCTGTGCTTTCTGTGGTGTTATGGTTAAATCTGTTATACTTGACCCCGTCCACTGTGTACTCAAAAGGAATTGTGTTGCTGTAAGGGTAAATCAAAAAACGCATATTAAATAAGAACAGAGGTATTTGAGTTTCTTTGTCAAAAGCTGATGCCTGTACAATCTCATAAGACCTTGCTGTTTTATTTAACACAAGATACTTTGTGTTGCCCTCCGGGATGTCTAAGACACAAGCCTCCATGTCATAACGGACACTCCCACGTTGAATGTAAAAAGCACTTAAAGAGAGAGTCATATTTTTTGTATCAAACGACACATAAGGGTTACCAGTAGTGGCAAACATTTCCACATTTGTCACAGGTGTTTCCGGCTCCGGGTAAACCGTCTTTTTAATTCCATTCACATAATAAGGACAAGGCAATGTGCAACTATATACATTTTTATTGAGGTAATCACGGACAAACACAAAAAGCACAATTTGTGTGTTGCGGTCATAATCACTACTTTTTACTATTTCAGCTAATTTTGTGGAAGTGTTAAAAACAACAATATTCACATTTGCAACAAAATCCAATTCAAAAGCAGGTACTTCGTGCATGGACTTATTATAAAGAGTGTACATCCTACCGTCCGTACTTACCTTTGCATTTTCAGTGTCAAAATTAATATTTATTTCACCACTGAAAAACAACACACCCACTTTATGGATGCTGTTAAATTGTGTTCTAATTGACTGACCTGCATTATTGTAGTTTGTACCATTTGCGGCAGTTCTTAAGTCAATCAGTTCTGCATCAAGAGTGGTGGAACCCTCTGTCACACTTCCTAGAAGATTGTCCACACGGTCTGCAAGGTTGCCAAGTGACTGGTCAATCTGTTCATCAAATGTCCCATTGTCAATCTGTTTCTGTACTTCTTTTGTTACGTCTGCCGGAACAGTGACCGTGCGAATGTGGGAAATGTCGGCATCCTGTCTGTTCATGCGCTCTGCAATGGTGTTGTCTTGGTTGACCAGATGCGTTTCAGTCTCCGTGCGGAGTGCGTTCTGGTCTTTTACCACCTCATTGATTTTTGCACCCTGTCTCCCTGCCAGTTCCAGTGCGGTGAGTGCCTCTTCATCATGGATGCTTGCAGGGTTGTTGAATGAATAATGTAAGTTCAATGGATTAATCATGTTGTCCCTCCTTTTAATACACCCCAAGGAATAAATCTTGGAGGTTGTTAATAATCATCATGTCCACATCAATAAGTGACTGTCTATACTCCATGATGTCATGGGCATAGGTGTTCACACCTTGATTACCTTTCCGGGTTAATGTGTGCTTGACTGTGCCGGATGACTGGGATGTGCTTTCACTGCTTGTCTGGTTGGTGCTGGAACCCGTTGCAGTGTCGCTCTGGGTGTTGTTGTCTTTGAAAGCCTCCGTCATGTAATTGTCAATATTACTGATTGCCCCTTGTGGTGTGTTACTGAAACGGTGTTCATTGTTCACGGTCTGGGTTGTGGAACTGTTTGCATTACCAGTCTGCTGACCACTTCCAGAACCGCTTGCAGTCCCGGTGGACTCTTCCTCAAAGGTCTCCACCACATCCACATTGTCAAAAGGGTTTTCCAAGTCATCCATGAGTTTGACACTCTCATACATTCTGATGTAGTGTGGCATAATCTCACGGATGCGACTGCGGAAGTAATGCAGGAACCGTCCGGGGGTCTCCTGTCCTATCTGCCGGAAATAATAATGGTCAATGACTTTCTGCTCAAAGGCTTTCTTGTCATTCCCGGTGTAGAATGAGGGATAGTCAAAGTCCCAGATATTTGTCCCATTCTCCACAAGTTCCCGGAGTTCCAAGGTCAACTTGGTTGTGTTATACATTGGTGTTGTCCACATTTTCCGCACTCCTTTCCACATCCGTTTCAACTTCCCTGCGTTTCACAGATACATTGAGTCCAAACATTTCATTGATACGCTCACAAGCCAGTTTCCGGCTTTCCAACTGCAACTCTGCAAAGGACTGTGTCATTTGGTTGTTGCTGTTTGCCTCTGATAAGTTGACCCGTTCTTTTTTGTCCACTGCCAGATTGTCAAACCCAAGGAATGTCAACAACTCATTTTCTACCGACTTTTTGTAGTCCATGAGGTCATTACCCATGAACTTGACATTGGTCTGCAACACATTCAGTGCATCCAGATTGAGAGCCTTGTCCGCATAGATAGCCGGGACATTCCCGTCAATCATTTGGAAAATACGCTTGAAAGTAAGCACATCCTTATCATCACAAGCCACAATATAAGGGGTCTTGCAAGCCTTGACATTCACATCCATGGTGCGCTCTGCCTCTGTGATTTTATTCACATAAAACATGACAATGTCATGGGTGGACAGTCGAATGGGGTTATTGTCAATGATGACACACTTGTCTGCATCCATTTGTCTGTGATAATTGAACCCGGATGCAAACCACTTGACGGAATCCCCGTATACATTCAGTTTGCCGGATGTCTGCGCCTCCAGACACATGAACGACATTGCCGGGTCTCTGAAAAAGATTGCCTTGCCATGGTCAAAAAGAAAACGCTCAATGTGTTTTTCTTCTATCCCCTCCGGGAGTCCCTCCCATTCATGGGCGGAACACGCAAGCACCCGGAACTTGTTATATAAGACCTTGAAAGTAAGGTCATTCAAAAGGTCTGTTAAATTTGCTCTTTTCCTTGCCACTGTTCACACCTCCTATCCTGTGCAAGCATTGGAAAGACTATAATTGCCGATATTATCACCTGTGCCATACCAGTGAGTGACACCGTTGTCAAAGATGCTTTCTATCTTCCGCAAGTCCTCCGTGCAGAGATTACCAGATACATGACACCCCACTGTCTTGGTGTATGTCCAGTGTTCCCGGCAGTTGCGCTCCGGCACTTTCACCCGGTTTGTCTGGTAACCGAACATATCAAAATAGTCATCCAGTATGCGTGCGTACTCAACACCGATTGACTTCCTCTGGATGTTGAAAGTCTGGAACCCTGCCACCACATTGACGGATGCGGAGTGTTGTCCTTTTG